GTTTTACTACCTAATACAGAAAAAATTACATTACCAGCTAATCCTGGTAGTAATACTGGATCTTTACAGTCTGATGCAAGAACTGCTGGTGAGCAAATGTTGGCAGTTGCAGGTGGAGATGCAAATATGAGTAATCTTAAAGACTCTAATTTTAGTATAACTTTTGGTAATGGAGTTACTAAAACAGGTTCAGATGCAACGACTCCAAGTAGTAATTCAGTAAGGTTTTCAGCTAGTGGTGGGGGTCAAGTAACTTTTACTATAATAGGCACGGTAGGTGTTGATGCGTTTATGCGACCTATATTAGATTCAGGTTCTGTTTCAAGTATAAGAATACCAAACAACACAGTAGCAGGTGGTGGCAGAACAATAGCTTTTACAAACAATTTAGCTATATCATGTGTATTAACTGGTGCAGATCCTTTTGATTCTGTAACAGTTACTGCTGGTGCAACAAACACACAAACAAGGTCCACGACTGACGGATCTTTTAGTTTAACTGGTACTATATCTGGTAGTGATGGTAGTAGCAGACCTTATGCTTTAAAAGACATGAATGACGGAAGTGGTAGCGTTAATGAAGACGCTTACACAGGAACTAAATCAGTGAGTGCGTTCTAATGCCTATGACAGCTTTAAAATTCAAACCTGGTATTGTATCTGATATTACATCTTACAGTAATGAAGGTGGGTTTGTTGATGGTGACAAAGTAAGATTTAGATTTGGTTTTCCAGAAAAGTTTGGTGGTTGGGAAAAATATAGTCCTAATCAATATCTAGGCAGTGCCAGAAGACTACATAACTGGGTGGCTCTTGATGGTTCTGATTTCATGGGTGTTGGAACACATCTTAAATATTACATAGAAGAGGGTCAGACGTTTAATGACATTACACCGATTAGAAATACCACAGGTGCAGGTGATATAACTTTTGCCGCCACAAATGGATCAACAACTATAACTGTTACAGATCCAGCACACGGTGCAAATGAAAAAGACTTTGTAACATTCTCTGGTGCGGCAACTTTAGGTGGCACAATTACAGCTACAATACTTAATGCAGAGTTTCAGATTGCATCTATCATAAGTTCTAATGCTTACACAATCACATCAAGTGTAGCAGCTAACTCATCTGATACTGGCAATGGTGGTAGTAGTGTTGTGGGTGCATATCAAATAAATGTTGGATTAGATGTGACAGTTGGTGGAACTGGTTGGGGTGCAGGTCAGTGGAGTGGTACAACATCTGGTGCTTTGGCAACACAACTAGCAGAAGCATTAGACGCAAGTGAAACTGCAATAGATGTGGACAGTGCAACAGGCATCACGGCTAGTGATTTGATATTAATAGAAGAAGAACTAATTACAGTCGGTACAATAAGCACTAACACTTTAGGCACTGGTGGAGGTCCATCAACTAGAGGTGCAAGTGGTACAGCAGCAGCAACACATGCAGATAATACACTTGTAAGATTAGCAACTGGTAATGCAGACTCTGCCAATGACTTTGTTGGGTGGGGTAATGCAGCAAGTGTCACGGTTCCTGGAGCACAGATTAGATTATGGTCACATGATAATTTTGGTGAAGATATAATTATAAATCCAAGAGATGGTGGTTTATTTTACTGGGATAAAACAAATGGATTAGGTAACAGAGCCGTAGAACTTAGTGCGACAAGCACCTACTCTGGAGAAACAAGTGTGCCTACAATAGCCAAACAAGTTCTTGTATCAGACCAAGACCGACATGTTATTGTATTTGGTTGTGATGGATTAGGTGCAAACTCGTCTGCTACACAAGGAAACGGGGTACAAGATCCATTGTTGATACGTTTTTCCTCACAAGAAAACCCAGTAGATTTTTTTCCAACTGCTACAAATACGGCAGGTGATTTAAGGTTAGGTGGTGGATCTACCTTCGTACAAGCTGTTGAAACAAAACAACAGATACTAGTCTTCACTAACAAAACACTACACGCCATGAAGTTTATAGGGCCACCATTTACATTTGGTTTGCAAGAACTGTCAAAGAATATAACTATTATGAGTCCGTTCTCTGCCATAGCTGTTGAAGATGCTGTATATTGGATGGGTGTTGATACATTTTATGTTTATTCTGGTGGTCAAACAGTACAACTACCATGCACAGTAAAAGATAAAGTATTTTTAGATTTTAATTTTGAAGAACGAGACAAGGTGCATGTAGGTCTTAATTCTGAATTTAGTGAGATATTGTGGTTCTATCCATCATCAAGTGGAACGACTGTAGATAAATATGTTGCTTTTAATTACACAGAAAAAGTTTGGTATTATGGCACACTTGCAAGACAGGCTTGGCTTGACAGAGGTATCAGAAACTTACCACAAGCCACTGGCAATCAGTATCTTTATAACCATGAAGTAGGTTTTGATGATGATGGATCTGCTATGACTTCATTCATAGAATCATCTGCTATTGATATAGGAGATGGCGATAAATTTATGTTCTTAAAACAAGTTATACCAGATATCACATTCAACGGATCTACGAGTGTTAATCCAGATGTATCGTTTACTATGAAATCAAGAAATAATCCTGGTGCTAATTTTAACGAGTCAACATCTAATACAGCACAAAGATCTGCAACTAGTCCAGTAGAACAATTTACAGAAAAATTAAATTATCGTTTACGAGGTAGATCTTTTGCTTTAAGAATTGATTCCACATCACTAGGAACAAAATATAAATTAGGTACGCCTAGAGTAGATATAAGACAGGATGGTAGACGCTAATGCTTATAACCAGTATTCCTCAATATATTCAAGGTGTAACAAACGCAAAAGTAGATTTAACCACAACTGATCTTACAACTTTGTTTACAGTTCCTAGTGATGCCGACTTTAACGCAGCCGTTGTAAGCTCTATATTAGTGTCTGAAGATAGTGGTAATGCCGATACAATTACAGTTCAACTTGTAAATGGCAGTGATACGTTTGTTTTGTTTAATGTTAAAGCAGTAGGAGCTAATACAACTGTAGAACTACTTACAAGAGATTTAATATTACAGAGTGGAGAAGTATTGAAAGTACAAGCCGCAACTGCAAATAGGTTACATGTTGTGGCTAGTATTCAAGAATTATCTAAAACTAGGGTAACAACAAGTGCGTTATCAAGGATATAGGATTGTAGAAATAACAAATAATTGGTAATATAAGCTATGGGTATATTTAAGAACATCACAAAAGCATTGAAAAAAGCTGCACCAATGATTGGTAGTGCTATTGGTATGTTTTATGGAGGTCCGTTGGGTGCATCCATAGGATCAGGTATCGGGTCTCTTGCAGCGGGTAGAAGTGCCGAAGAAGCGTTAAAAAATGCTGCACTTGCGGGTGCATCAACATACGCACTAGGTGGTAAAGACTTTGGAAAAGGTTTTAATTTTGACACTTCTGGATCTCCTTTTGCCTCACCACAAATGTTAGGTTCAGGAGAATTTGCGGATACTAATGTTATTAGTTCTGTAAAACAAGCAGACACAGGTGGTATTGGATCTTTCTTAAAAGGTATGATTCCAGAATCTACTGCTGGTAAAATAGCGTTAGGTGGTGCTGGACTAGGTTTACTAGGAGCGTTAGGTGGAGAAGAGAAAGCAGAAGAAATAAAAATGCGTGATTACCCAGAGGGTAAAAGCAGGTTAGGGTATGGACGAATTGGAGATAATCTGTATAATTTAGATGACGAAGAAGAACGTAAAAAATATTTTGAAGACAATAGAAACAGAGGTATATTTTCAATAGATCCGTTGGCAAGAGCCGCTGGTGGTGAAATAAAAGGCCCAGGTACAGGAACCAGCGACTCAGTTCCTGCTAGATTATCAGACGGTGAGTTTGTACTGACTGCAAAGGCTGTCCGTGGTGCAGGTGGTGGTGATAGAAATATTGGTGCTGCTAGAATGTATGATATGATGTCACAATTAGAAGGAGCCGCATAATGGCTACAGCTACACAAGAACAAATAGTAAGATTAGCACCTTTTCAAGAAGAATTTCTAGCCGACATTTTTAAAAGTGCAGAAGGTTTAACAGGTGCTGGATCACAAATGCCTTTTGCGAAACAGCAGTTAGAAGGTTTATCAGAGGGACAAAAACAAGCAATAGCTTCTGCAATGCAAGGTGTAGGATCTTTTGCACCTTTTTTACAACAAGGAGCAGAGGCTGTTGGTCAAGGGATCGGGCAACTAGGAACAGCACAACAAAGAGTTGCGGCGGCTGGGATAGATCCAACAAGTTATCAACAGTTTATGAATCCTTTCACAGAAGATGTGATTGCAAGAACTCAACAAGATATTGCGGATAAAGGTGCACAACAACAACTGCAAGCACAAGCACAAGCTGTTGGATCAGGAGCATTTGGCGGATCAAGACAAGCAGTATTACAAGGACAGATAGCTTCTGATGTCATGGATCAACAAGCAAGAACTGGTGCACAGTTAAGATCTGCTGGTTTTCAACAAGCACAGAATTTGGCACAGCAAGCTGCACAACAACAATTAAGACAGGCACAACTTACAGGTCAGCTAGGTCAAACAGTTGCTGGTCTTGGGGTGCAAACTGCTGGTTTAGGACAATTAGGACAACAGATGGGTGTTCAAGATGTTAATACGCTTTTAGGTATTGGTGGTTTACAACAACAACAAGGACAACGAGGACTTGATATTGCAAGAGCTAATATACTTGCAGAACAAGCTCTACCATTCCAGCAAGTTGGATTTATGTCTGATATCTTTAGAGGTGTACCAGCCTTACAACAAACCTTTTCAAGAACTACAACACCTCCTCCAAGCACAGGTTCTCAATTACTAGGTCTTGCACAAGCAGGTATCGGTGCTTATGGTTTGATGAACCAAGGTAAAGGTTTTCCAGGTTTCGGGAGTGCTTAATGAATGATCCATTAAAAAGAAGAATGTTTCGTCAACCGATGAATCTAAATCAAGCAATGGGTATTCTTGCATCATCGCCAGAGTTGATGGGTGCAGTGGAACAAAGATTTGCTAATGGTGGTGAGGTTAAAAATTATCAGGATGGTGGTGCTAGTTTTTTTGACAGAATGTTTCCAAGATATGCAACTTCTCCTCTTGCAAAAGGTATAGAATTTTTAGCAGGAGAAAAATTTAAAAAAGGTGGCGAAGGTGAGACACTAGCAAATATTGCTCAACAATCATTACAATCACAAGTATCTCCAGTTATACCTGGTGTGAATCAAACGGCTGTTAATCCTAATCCATTTGAAATAAATAGAATACAAACTGTATTTACACCTGAAAAAACAAACATAGGTGTAGATGGTGAAGTTACAACAAGTGGAAACATTGAAAAACAATTAAAAGAAGCTGATGATAAAAACAAAGGCGTAATTGATTTTGAAGATCAACCAACTAGAGTGTTCGAGGATATCGATCCCAAAGCCATAAATGATCAAACTAAAAAGGCACTTGAAAAAGAGGCGAAAGACAAACCAAAAGACGAGCCAAAAGAAAAAACTGATCCATTATTAAAAGGAACAGAGTTTAAAGAATTAAAAGATGCCAAAGCTAAATTAAAAGAAATTCAAAATAATATAAACAAGCCGAATCCAGGAGCACCTATTGTTTCAGAGTTCAAAGGCGTATTAGATCAAATTCAAACAGAATTAAACAAAGAACAAAAAGAATTAACAGTTGATGAAGTAGATAAGTTAGCTAGAAGATATGCTGGTTTAGAGGATAACGCTAGTTATGATGATGATAAGCATACTGCTTTTTGGATGTCTTTAATTAAAGGTGGATTAGCGATAGCTGGAGGAGAAAGTTCTAATGCTTTAACAAATATAGCAAAAGGACTAACGATAGGTGTGGATGCCTATGGAAAAGATCTATCAAGAATTAATGCACAAGAAAGACAAGACAGAAAAGATCTAGCAGAAGCAAGATATAAAGTCGTAAAAGATGCTAAAGATGACTTTTTAGCTCTTAGAACAGCTAAAGTTCAGTATCTACAGAACAAAGCACAACTGTTACAAAGTAGCGAGCAGTTTAAAGAAAGTTTAGAGTTTAAGAAAACTGAAGCTGCAAATAACAATGCTTTTAGAGCCGCAACTTTCGAAGTCAATCTATTTAAAACTATGAAAGATATTGAAATAGCTGGAGAGACTTTAGATCTTAAAAAAGAAACATTAGCACAAGACAAAGAACTTAGAGAAAAAACATTAGATCTTACAATAAAACAAATTGAATCCAGAGAAAATTTAGCTGTTCTAGGCGAGGACGCTAAGAGAATACTCGCAATGGGTGAAGAGTATGCAACATTCAAAGATGGTAAATTTAAAATTAGCGATGATGGAAGAGAGCTACTTGAAACATACTTGATGTCTAAAACTACAGGTAAACTTACAGATCTAATGCAACAAGTTAAAGACGCACAAGAAAATTTTATAGTATCTGGTGTGAAATTTAAAGATGCTAAAACAGCTAAATCAGCAGCTTTTGCATTCTATAAAGGCGGATATGCAGATGCCATAGGTAGAGCAAAAGATGATATACAAACAGGAAAATCAGCAACAGACATAATCAACGACATAAAAAAACAATTTGCAAAAGATTATGGTGGCACTTTCGGTGATCAGACTCCCGCTGATGGATCAAACGCTATTGTATTAGATTAACAAAGGTAATTTATATGCCTCAAGATTATATTGTAAAAGGACAGAGATATACTTTACCTGACGGCTTAACTAATGAAGAAGCTCGTGCAAAAATAGACGCTTATTTAGAAAAACAAGGCACAGAAACTGAAGAACCCAAAAACGAATCCGATACTTACGAAGGCTTTTTAGCAGAAGTTGGCGAAGGCATACTATCTGGATTAATAAACATACCTACAGGTGTCGTGGAACTCGGTGCAGAACTCGTGGATCTTGGAGCAGATACTTCTTATGCAAAAGAAGTGCATGAAACTGTAGAAGAGTGGAAAAAGGGCGTTGGTATTGACCCAGAGGGCACAGCAGGAGCTATTGCCGAGGGTCTTGTTCAATTTGGAATACCCGGATTAGGAGCAGCTTCTGCTGTTAGTAAAATATCAAAGATAGGTAAAGCCGCCACAAAACTTAGTAGAGGTCAAAAGATAGGTGGTTTAGGAAAACCAGTCAGAGTTTCACTGACCAAGGGCGAAAAAGTGGCTCTAGCTACACAACAGATGGTGGCTGCAGGTGTAGCTGATGCAGTGGTAGCGACTGACGGTACACAGACCATTGGTGACTTTTTTGAGTCAGGCCCAACAATTACAGATAAATATAATGTTGGTGATTCTGGATCTGAAGATGCCGCAAGAAGATTATCAAACAGATTATCATTCTTTGTTGAAGGTGGTGCA